CTGTTAGCAAGATTATAAACATATGTTGGGAAGATGAAAGCTGATAGTTTATTATCTCTAAACTTAGCTACATGTTTGTATGGTATCTCAGTAACGTCAATAATTGAGCATACCGAATAGTCTAGTCCAACGCCTTCAGCACAATCTACAATCGCCATGTAAGTATGACCTGGTTTTGGTGCTTCGTAAATGTCTAAGTATTCTTCTTTTTCTGCTGGATTATTAAACGCAAGCATCTTGAGTTTAGCACCAGGAATCAATGTCGCTGATGAACCAATAAACTCTGTTTCAAACTCTTGCCTGAACTGTTCTTCACTGGTGTTTCTAATTGTTTCTTCACGCCAGGTTGCATCTCTTCCTGGCACCATAGACCAATGAACTTCAAATGGCACATATAATGAACGCTGTTCAACTGCATCTGTCCACATCTTGTAGAACTGATTCAAACCATGAGGCGTTGAAACAATAATAACTTTTGTGGTTTTACCAGATGAGATTACCGGATAAGTAGAAGTAAAGAATTCGGCTGCAATGTTTTGTGGAACGAAAGCAAACTCATCCAAGAATACTAGATTGTATGTTCCTCCACGAACACCAGATGCGTTTGTTGCGTAAGCGGAAATCTCAGAACCATTCTCAAGAACGATGTTGCCTTTGTTCCATTCCATAATGCCTTGTTGCATCCACAATGGAAGATATTCGTATGAGTATTTGATACGACCAAGAATGTCACGGGCTAAGTCGCCTTTATTTGCTAAAATTGCAATCTTGTAGTCATCCGAAAACAAAACTGCCCAAAGCATATAGCCTGCTGTTGTGGTTGTTTTACCAACCTGTCGTGGCATCTTAGCAATAGAGAAACGTTGGCTGTGGAAACCACGAACCATCTCCACTTGAAAGTCCCACATATCAAAAGGAATGAGACCCAAGTCTACGTTAACAATCTTTACATAATTTTTAATGAAGTAGACTGGATCTTTAATGCACCGAGTAATCTCAATCAGCTGGTCATTGGTGTACTCAACTTGTACACCAGCCCGCTTTAACTTTGGATTACCTAAATAACCACCGATTGACATTACTTAATGATGCTTCTTAACATCCATGCTTTCTTTTGGTGAGCACCCAAAAGGTCTTGCAAGAAGTTACCGATTGCTGGCTCATCGGCTTGTTCGGCTGCAACAATACCAGCACGGAGATGTATAATGAATCTATCGTTATCACGCTTCAATTCAGTCATCATAGCAAGTGCCATAGGAATGTTTTGTGATTCTTCTAAGTCAGCTAATTCCAACATTCTTTCTAATGATCCTGGAGCATAACTATCTAATTGACGGATGTGTTCCGCAATAGGGTCGTTTTGATTGAAAACTTCAGTGTAGAATCCATTGAGAAAATCGTGATATTGTGGAAAATTAGCACCCTCAATATTCCAATGGAAGCCATGTGATTTTAGATACAGAGCAAAATTGGTACCCAAGATTACTTTTAGTTGTTGAATTAATTGTTCCATTTTATCCTACCTGTTTAATTTGTTTAATTAAATCTCTTGTTGAGCCTACGAATACAGCTTTGTCTACATTTACTACGGTCTGTTCTTTGACTGGTGACAAATCTCTTTTTCTTTTTTGCAACTCAAGTAAATCTTTATTAATGTCAGACATATTTTTAATTAGTGTGGCTGCAACTTCATATGCTCTTGGATGATCCGTTGCTTTTGCTACCATAAGAATATTATCTACAGCAACTCTACCTTTTTCCGCTAACTCACGAATATTGTTTCTTGCGAATTCAAAATCCGAATCCACATCTGTTGGAACAATTTCAACTATAGAAGATTCGTCTTCTGCTAGTGGTTGAACTCCAAAGATGTTGGATAGATTTTCATTAGTTTTCAATCTACGCCCTGCCCTTTGATAAACCAATTATTTGCGCCGACATTTAGTAGTGTTGCCCATCCACGAGGATACACATTTGCATATCCTTTTATGGTAGAGTTATTAGCCACATAAAGAGTAACATCATTTGATGTTGCAACATTAATCATACCGCTGCCGTTAAGGACAATATCAATTACTGTGCCAGTAGGCCATGCAACAACGCCAGAGTTTGGAATTGTAATTGTTTGAACTTGTGTATTGGTACTATAGATATGTTTTCCACGATCCGTCAACTGCAATGTGTAATCTTGTATTTGAATATTTTGTGATATATTCAATGCAGTATTAGCCGCTGTGTATGCATTGTTAGCTTGATTGAATGCATTGTTAATATTATTTGTTAATGGAATTAAACTTGATCCTACATTTGCTTGACCAGCGGCAATAGCAACTCCAACGTTTGCTTGATATGCTGTTGTTATTGATATGACAGCGGCACCTACGTTAGCTTGACCAGAAGCAACATCCGCAATTCTACCTGCGCCTACGTTAGCTTGTGATGCATTTGCTGTCGCAATTAAACCAGCACCTACGTTTGCTTGACCAGCTAAAGCGGCTGCACCAGTATTTGCTTGGTAGGCTGATGTTACCGTAATGATACCAGCACCAACGTTAGCTTGACCTAATGCCACATCAACAATTCTAGCAGCCCCAACGTTGGCTTGTCCAGCTAAAGCGGCCGCACCAGTATTTGCTTGATAAGCTGATGTTACCGTAATAAGACCGGCACCTACGTTTGCTTGTGATGCAATATCGGTAGCAAATGTTGAATCGAGATATGCTGATAGTGAAGATAGTGTTATAGTATTTGATGTTCCGCTTGCAGTATTTGAAATGCCAAATATAACATTTGCTGGTGTATCTCCAACATTAGAGATAGCGGTTAATTGAGATAGCTTTTTTGCCATTTAGACTTCCTATTTTAAGTCAAAGTACTTGGAAATTCTGTAATCGTTTCTGTGAATCCAAAATCTTCATCCGAGTTTGCTGATACTGGATCGGGCACAGTTATGATTGCGACCGTTTTTAGTGGATTCAAATCTACGGTATTTATTGTATATGTAGCATTAGAATAATCACCAACAATCACATCGTCTTCTTCAAGCAAATCATTTAAGTCTGACACGACTAATGTGCCGCCGCTATTATTCGCAAAGTATACAACAGTTCCTGTTTTGTTTTTGGATGAACTTCTAACAACTTCTCCCGTAACTAAAACACCAGAACCATTAGCATAATCAACATATACTTTTTGTGATAGTGTGCTTCTTGAATCTGTATAGATATTTGTATTTGCTTGTTCAATCAAACCAACTGTGCTTACTGGTGGGAAGATGTATCCTTTTACAGTAAAAGATAAGTTCCAAATGATAAGTCTAGTCGTAGACATATCACCTTCATATTCTGTTTGTGGTGTCACAGAATTAAGAATGACTGGCATATCATATTTTCTACCTAATGCTGGTATTAAATCTACAGTCACAGTAAAGTCTGGCGTGAAGTATGGTAATATCTGCTCAAGAATTTGAGTACCATCTTCCGTGTTTCTAACATAGATAACCAACTCAAATTCAAAGTTGTATGGTATTGGCGCATACTGCCCAGATACTGCACCAGTCGTAGCATTCGTTGAGAAGTTTCTGTTTATAGTATTAAATTTTCTGGATGAATCGTATTCTAATCCAACCAAATCAAAAGAAATTCTTGGTACAGATGTTGCAATAGATTTTGTTAATGTTGGATCAGATGCTAGTCGTGTGATGTATTTTTCTTTTGCGCCATAAGAAAGAGGAACACGCATTCTCTCATGCTCAATTGTTCCAGCTTTATTGTATCTTACCAATAATAAGTCATTGAATAGTGTGCCAAAAGAAACTACTACTTTACGAATTGTTCTATTATAAAAATGTGAATTATTTAACATCAGGCTTCACCAAAAGGATTATTTTCCGTGAAGTCTAATATTACATCAGCTTCAGTTTCTATTCTAACATTGTCTGCGATATCTTCAAATATACTATTGCCAACTTGTGTATCATCATTGTATGTTATAGCACTTCTCAATGCATTGCTTGTATTACCGCGAACATTACCTGTAACAAAAGAACCTTTTACACGAATGATGTTAACAGATGAATGTGCAACATAAGAATAAACAATAGCTTGTGCATTTGCTGTCGCTAATGAAGAACCTTGATATATGATTTCTCCAGGAACAAAAGAGCCAGTTCCTGCAGGAAACACTGTTGTATTCGCAATAGGCAATGATGCACGTTTATAGCTATCAAATATCTGGTCATCAATTTCATCAACGCCAGTGGAGATAATTTCTTCACTAAAGACAAACTGTTTCAACTTCAAAGCATACACATAAACATTGCCGCCACGACCACGACCTAATGTGTAAAACATTGCTTGATTGTTTTCATGTTCTACAAACGATATCTCAAAGAAATTTTGCAGTAGTGGAATATAAACTAAATCGCCTTCTCTAGGTCTAATTAAAGATGTGCCTAAAGATGCAAATCTTCTGCGAGACATTAGTAGTGTTACTTCATCTCTAATCTCTAAACCAAATTTAGAAATGAAATCGCCTTCGCCATCCATTCCACTAACATTCTCCAGATACATTTCAATTCCATAAGCACTACGAAACTCTTTTAATGTATCTTCACCATAGAGCATATCCACTTGGTCTCTTGTTGTTTGTGGAAGATAATAAACATCCATGCCATGAATTTGCATAGCTTCAATTACCAAATCTTCTACTAGTAATTGCTCACTAGTTATTTGGTGTTGTGGAAAATTATTAAAATAGAAATTCGTTGGCATGTTTAGCCCACAAAAATTTCGCTAGGCATACTGCTGATGGTATACATTTCTTCTTCTAGTTTGTCCAACTCCACTTGTGCTTCTTGCATGATTCTTGGACCATCTAGTGTTACACCACCAGGCATTTGAATGCCAGCAAACTTAGAAAGATTTGTGCCCCATTGATATTTAATTTTAGCTGTAGCGTAGTTCTTCAAAAATTTATCATTCCAAACATCCGAAACACCAGCTTTTGTTGCCGTGTTAGCAGTAATGTTTGTTGTTAAACTACTTGCAATAGTAATACTTGTTGGAGAATTGATTGTCCGAATTTGAACTTCTTGACCACTAGATAGTGTGATGAAATCGTTTTCAATAACTTCTTGGTCAAATATTGTTCCAGTTCCAGTCAAAGTATTATTGCTTGTTGTGCCGGTTATTGTACCAGTCAAAGTAACTGTATCTGGGCGCATTGCACGATAGCATTCTACAACAACATACTGACCAACCTGTAAGTCTCTAGACCAATCAATATCTAAGAAAATCTTATTTTGTTTACGATTGAATCTGAATAGTGGCGTACCGGAGAACAATAGATTCAATGTGCGAATGTGTTGCATGGTAATTTCATATGACACATATGACACGGATGTAAAGTCATACAAATCATGCAAACGCAATTGGTAACGCAAGTCAAACATATTGACTGAGGAAGATGACTGGTCAAATGGTATGATTCCAGTAACAAAAATTACTGGATCTGGGCAATAAATCCATCTGCGGTCAATATCATCTTGAGTGATTTGATGCTTCATATACATTTGTTCGCAACCATCAAAATGATAGTCTTCAAAGAATTGTAATGCATCATCAATTCTGTCTTCAACTTGGTCATCATCCACATTGATTTGGATTACTGGATGACCTAATCTGCGTAGGCAGTAGTCTTTGAATGTCGCTCTAGTTGTGGGTTTAGCCATTTATAGTTCCCAATAGTTTTATTATCTATTTATACTATTAAGGCACCAGTCTTGGAATCATATTTTTTATTAGGATCAAACCACTTAAAACCTTCCCATCCTGGCTCACCCTCAAGCACTCTTTTGCCTTGGGAATATACACCAATGTGTTCCACAAGATTACTTCCATCTTGATTCTTAAGAATAGCCATCTTCATTTTGTGTTGCTCTTTGAAGTATTTCATTACTGGATATTCAGCCAAATTGCAACCTTCAACTTCTTTTACTGGCTCTTTTGTTACCCAAGCTGGATACAATGATGCCATTGTCCAGAAATAGTCATCCCTAACATCATATCGGTACTCTTTAAAGAATTTATCTTCCCATGTGATTGCTGGTTTGTTTAATTCAAAAGCGTACCATGGATTTCGCTTTAGATTGACTTGACAAAACTCTTTGTTTTCTTCCAAGAAATCTAACAGAGTTTGTATTTTTATTGGTGCACCAAATACTACATCATCTTCATGGTGCCAGATGTAGTCATAGTCTTGCGTAGCTAGATAATTCCACAACTCGGTCCAAGTTGGAGTTAGTCCAAGATTTTCTGGATGTAAGACCGCTTCATTAAATCCATATTTTTTTGCTAACTCTACGATAAGTTTATCATCTCTATCTTTTGGATAATCATCTATGAATATACCATAGACCTCATGTTCACCAAAGTCAATATACTTTTGATGTGATTCTAAAGTTGGTATTAAAAACTCGGGTCTGTTTGTGGAGAAGATAACTCTGCATATTTTCATATCAATATTCTGTTGTTATGAAAAATAGTTGAAACAGTCTACCATCTTCTTTGTCTTTGCCGAAGTAATCTAAAGACATGTGATAGTTGTTTCCACGATACAATACTAATCTGTTGTAAACATTTCCAACTCTATCAACAAGTTCCCACTTAGTCATGTCTTGCGTCACACCAGATAAGTCTGTGCCATCTTCCATCATACTACCAGTTTTTTTGTATCTGAATATTCCTGTACCGCCAGATAGTGGAGCATCAGGAGTCAAATACAAAACGCCTGCCCAAGTGTTATATGAATCAGCATGAATCCAACTTCTATCCATTGATGTGGTTAGTTGAAAACTTCCAGTGTATCCATCATTTGCTTGCCAGTCGGTAACATTTCCAGATACATCTTGAAGTATTTTTTGTATGGTTTCTTTTGTGCTTTCATTGATAAAAGTTTTTGTTCTAGTGCCTGGCCAATTGCCAGTAACATCAAACTCTTGAGATAAAGCAAACTCTCTCACATCATTTGGATTATTATAGAACTCATCAACCACAATCATATTTGTTTTCATATTATCTCCACTTAGGACCTTCTATCCATACTGCTAATGAATGTCTTGTTCCTTCTGTCACCGGTAATGCGGCATGATTTATAAAAGATGGAAGAAATATTGCCGTACCTTGTTGTCGTATTTCTTCCTTATCTGGAGAATTTTGTGACAACTCATACATTTCAAAATCACCGCCTTCATAAGTTGTCGGATCAGTCAACTGAATTACACAAGTAAGTTTTCGGTGAAAGTGTGGATCACCATTCATCCAAAACACATCATGGTGTTTTTTATACTCACCTTTAATATCAGATGAATACTCAGCTAATTGAACAAAACTTAATCTAGTTATGTGAAAATTGAAGAAGTCATGGTTTGCTTGAATTGCCATTTTCCAAATCTCATCAAAAAGAAATTGAAATTTGGGTTCTTGATGAATAAACCGAATCTCACTTCTTCGGTAATCATCATCAAATATTTCATTTGATGCACCCATAGATGCTTTTTTGGAAGGTAACTTTAGACCTTCTTCCAAAATGAAATCACATTGCTCTTTGGTAAATCTACTTTTAAAGTAGGCCCATTCGCCGTTCATAATTAGTTAATTACTTTAGAAGACAATGGTCCTTGAGGTTTGTTTTCTAACTGCGCTCTTGCTTGTTGAGAAATAGAATCAATAACTTGTCTACTGAACTTGTGTGGAATTTCTTCCAAGCCAGCCATAAGAACATTTAACCAACTTGCTTTAAGCGTTAGTGTAACTTGTTGTTCTTCTTGTTGTGGTTGCATCATATCATTCATGTCAAACTCCTTTATAATGAATTAATAAACTATCTAATATATATCTCGTCTTTTATGCAGGTATGCTGGGCGCCGCTGTATTGGATGCTGGTGCCCAAGGCATCTGCGATTCAGAAACAGGATTTACATGCTGGTCAATTTGTTCTTGAATTTTTCCGTTTACATGCGCTTCATAAGAACCAACGACAACATCTTTAATCCATTCAAGAACAACTTCTTCGGTTAGTTCTTCAAATGGAACAAAAACATTTCCTTCAGGCATAGTTGTTGATGTGAATGGTGTTGCACCAGAAAATGTTCCTATGTTTCCATTTTCATCGGTACCAATCTTTTGCCAGTATGTTTGCACAACTGCGTTTTGATTGTTACCTTCGTTTTTAGTTTTTAGACTGGTGACTTTCCAGGTATATGTAATAGCCATTATTTTCTCCTAAAATGTTGGCGGGTCAGTGCTTTATTTATTTTCTAAAAAAGCGATTCTTTTATTTTGTTCTTCAATTTGTTTTTGTTGTTCTTTGATTGCTTCAATAAGAAGACCAACCATGTTTCCATAAGCAACATTTTTTATTCCAAGATTATCTTCGGCAACAACTTCGGGTAAAACTGCTTCCACTTCTTGTGCAATTACACCTGTATGACGTTTGATTTTATCTTCCTGGTCATTTCTAGTGAATGTTACGCCTCTAATTGCTTGTACTTTTTGTAAAGCATTGGTTATGACTTCAATGTTTTCTTTTAGTTTGCGGTCTGAATTTGCTGTTACGTTACCAGCAAAGGTTCCATTTCCAGACATGTCAAGTTGCCAACGATTCGCTGAAGCAGACCAACCACCAATACGCAATATGTTATCGGAATCCAGTCCCATGTTTACTGCGAAATTGCCGGCTCTATGAAACGACATAAACGCAGAGTTGGTGCTAGTTGCATATGCTTGTAAAGGTGGACTGCTTAAACTTCCAGAAGTTGGTCCTAAATTTGATTGAAAAAGATTTGTGGCAGTCCAAGTGTTGCTTGATCCTAAGATTGATGCGCCTGAAGGTCCAGTAGGTCCTGTAGCACCTGTCGGACCTTGAGCGCCAGTAGGACCTTGTGCGCCTTGTGGTCCTGTTGGTCCTGTTGATCCCGTAGCACCTTGAGCACCCTGTGGTCCTGTTGGTCCTGTACCGCCAGCATTTCCTTGTGCGCCTTGTGGTCCTGTTGGTCCAGTTCCTCCTGTTGGTCCTTGTGCGCCAGTTGGACCAGTAGGACCTTGAGCACCAGTCGGTCCCTGTGCGCCTTGTGGACCAGTGGGACCAGCAGGACCAGTGGGACCAATTAATCCTGTGCTGACACCAACCCATTGACCATTGGCTGCAATCACTTGACTAGAACCAATAGTCAATCCATTTTTTACAATAAAGTCTTGATTACTGGCCATTGATAATCTCTCTTAGTTCTTCAATTTGTGTTTGTTGTTCTTTGATTGCTTCAATTAAAACTGAGGTTATTTTTCCATAGTCAACAGACAGTACCTTTTCCATTATAACTTCTTCAGAGAATGGTTTCTTTTTATCATACTCACTAATAACTTCTGGTATAATTTCTTGTATTTCTTGTGCAATTACTCCAATTGAATGTGCGCCAGAATCAATCCAATCAAAGTAAACTCCTCTAAGTTGTCTTACTTTATCTAGTGCGTTTTGAATCGTCTTAATATTTGTTTTTAACCTTCTATCAGAATTTGCTGTAACGTTTCCTCTTGCTGTTACGTTACCGTTTTGATTGATAAAAAAATTATTATTCCAACTTGTACCATCAACAGCACCTGTTCCACCATAAAAATTAATTGCATCACTTGAGTCATTATGTATTAACCAATATGGTTGATTGGTGTTGGTTGCACGAAGCGTCATTGATGCATACGTTCCACGAACTGTAAGTTGTTCATGATGAACTCCAGATGCTGACCAGTCGCCTAAAACACGAAGATATCTTAATTGATTGAAACCGTTGGGATTACAATAATACCCAGTATCATCTGAGTCGTAGAAGATTGGTGAACGAATATCACCATAAACTCTTACATTTTGATCCCCCTCACCAACAGAGAATATTTTTGCGCCAGAAGAACCAACAGCGTTACTATAAAAACGAGTGCCACCATAAGTCGAATACGCACCAATTCTTATACCTGTATGCCAATCGAATGTTAACTTAGTGTAGTTGCCACCAACATTCTCCATGGCCGTGTAAATACTATAAGCATTGTCTAAAGTAGTGCCGATATATAATCTACCTGAAGACGCTGTATCATATGCGTTACCACCATGTCCACCCACAGTCAAGTTAGTAATGGAAGCCGATGCTGTTGTTCCCGAAAATGTTCCTGTAGGTCCTGTAGCGCCTTGGGCTCCTTGGGCTCCTTGGGCTCCTTGTGCGCCTTGTGGACCAGTAGCGCCCTGTGGTCCTGTTGGTCCTGTAGCGCCAGTCGGTCCTTGAGGTCCTGTTGGTCCAAGTGGTCCTGTGGGTCCTTGTGCGCCAGTTGGTCCTGTAGCGCCTTGGGCTCCTTGTGCGCCTTGAGGTCCAGTAGGACCCGGATCTCCTTGTGCGCCCTGAGATCCTGTTGGTCCTGTTGGTCCGCCTGGTCCTTGTGCGCCTTGAGGTCCTGTTGGTCCTGTAGTACCTATGGGACCTTGTGGACCAGTATTACCCATTGGACCAATCGTTGATACAACTTGCCATGTGTAACTATCGTAAATAAGTTCAATAGTTGTACCTCTAACATCAGCTAACAAATCATTAACTGAATTTTCAATTGTACTTCCATTGCCAGCAATAGTTAAATTATTTACTGTCCAATCATATCCATCTGTAATTACAACTACATTGCCAACTGAAGGTGAAGCTGGTAAAGTTATTGTAAATGCGCCAGTATAAGT